TATACATTTCATCAATAATAAATGGAACAATGCCTGGTCGATCAGTGTTAAAGTATTGTCCATTTGCTGCAAGAGCTTTGCCACGATTATCAGGACGAGAAGATTGAGTAAGAACATTTTCAATATCAAACTGAGTAATCTCTCCATTGGCAATCGTTTCTGGTGACATGTTGTATTGCATAATGATTGATGGATAGAGTGAGTTAAGATCGAAAGATACAATGTTGTCATGTATTCCTACATGCGGATCTTTTACAAACCCACCAGGATAAGCTGACTTTGTTTTATCTTCGATGAATGGAACAACAATATTGTTTGCAAACAGTTTACGATATATGATCGTATCCCATATCAATGTGGTACCAAACGTGTCATTATAGTTTACACCACCTTTATATGCCATTGTCATACAAAGTGTAATCAATCCAAGCTTATCTTCTATACGATCTACAAGCTCAACGTCTTTGATATTATAGTCAATAAACTTTTGATGATTGTGTTTGTATAAAGTATGAAGATTAGAATATTCTTCGTATGAAAGTTTCTTTTCGCCAAGTACAACATGAGCGATATGATCAAGTTTATACGACTCTTGTGGTCCATATGAATAACCAAACTTTTTAAATAAGTCAAGATAATCAAGTTGAGATATACCTTTAAGCTCATAAGCAGTTTGAGTTCTACCCATTTTAGTTACTTCTTGTCTATCAACCATACCCCAAGGACTCAGTCTTTTAACATAAGCTTCGCCAAGCATGCGATTAATACGATTAACAAGATAAGGAATATCAAAGAACCTTGTATTCCAACCAGTGACGACGTCTGGACTATGTTGCTGTGAAGACCAATGAGTAATAAAATTAATAAGCAAATCATCTTCACGATCAAACTTACGATATACTACGAGGTTTTCTTTCATATACGATTGTTCTACATCATAGTCGCCAAGACCCCAAACGTAATATGTTTCTCCAATATTACTTTTCATTGCGATCGATATAACTTTATGATCAGCCTTTTCTGGCTCAGGGAATCCATCATCGGATGCAACCTCAATATCGATTGTTGCGACATTGATTGTGCTTCGATTGAATTCTATATTGCCAGGATAATAGTCATTGATAAAAGCAGGAATATACTTCGTGTTTCCATAGATTGTTTTACCAGAGACTCCTTTGTTTGCTGTTACATATTCGTTGGCTGCTCTCATAGATTCGAATCTCTTACCAGCGTTTGCTACGCCGACAGGAGTTCCGTCAAGAGCTTTCCAATTTGTTTTTAGATTTGTGGATGTAAAAAGGATTGGTTCGTATTTGATTTTCTTTTCGATTCTTCGACCATGATCATATCCTCGTAAAAGAATTTGATTGCCATATCGAGAAACGTTTGTATAGAATTGCAACATGTATATATTATACCATAGTTTAGTCGTTTTGTAAACGTTTTTTTCACTTTATTTTCAATAAGGTTGGGGGAAATTTCTTTCCCCCGCATGATTGTGTCAATGAGACTTAAAGGCTTGATACTTGAGCAATCATTATGGCTGGTGCTAATCCTAAAATTAATGCAGTCACAAGAATGCTAAATGTAGCAGTTTTTAAGGTCTCGGCAACGTCATCATATTTCTCCATGTAATGAAGTATATGTCTCATGTTGTTCTCCAGTAAAAAAGTTTATTACTTATCTACTGGGTTGTCGCTGCTCGCCAGTTTACCCTTTCAGGTATTCTTTCTTCTTTGATGCCCCAGCAGACCCTAATTGAATCTTCCTAGGACGCTTCTCTTCTGGAAGTTCTACTCTAGCATACACTACGAGTATTCCATCCTTCAAATCAGCACCGTCTATTACGACAAATTCAGAGAGTCGGAAGGACTTCTCAAATTTGCGGGACGATATACCTTTATAAGCATATTCACGCTCAGTTGGCTCCACCTCACCTTTGATTTTGAGAATGCCATCTTTAAGTTGGATATCAATATCCTCTTCCTTAAATCCAGCAACTGCTAACTCGATGAGAAACTTTTCATCATCGATTTTTACAACGTTATGTGGTGGATAGTTATCATTTCCAGATCTAGCACTTTGATGAATCCTTTCCAGGTCTTCAAATAATGTGTCAAATCCAACGAATAGCGAACGTGGTACGTTCAAAGTATTTCTTACCATTTTTATTTCCTCCTATAATAGCAAGGTTAGTTTAGGACCCGATTATTCGGCATCCACTTTTATTTATAATAGCTTAATTGCTACTTTTAAATTTTTTTTGTTTTATGTAAATTTTTTTATTACTTTATTAATTCTTCCTGATTTCATTATCTTATGAAAAGCTTTTAAAAATTTTATCATTCCTGTTTTTGCGTGTTCCCAATATTGTATTTTGGACAGAGCTCCCATTGAGATTTTTCCTTAAAGGGAATCACCTTAATTTGTCTTAATGGAGCAATCTCTTTTGCTAGGTCAGGATTAACTATTGATATGAGTCCCCAATCGGCTAGCAATGTTGATATTGTATTTCTACGATGTACATCGTTTTCTAATAAATTAGATGGCTTTCCATCTAATAAAAAGAGCTCTTTAAAATGGACGATGAAGTATCTCCCTTGCTTATGTAGTATATGACAAGACTGATATAGCTTTTGGTCCTTTCGTGATGCGACTCCAATACGAGTTAATGTTTCTCGTATCTTTAAAAAGTCGTCTGGTTCGTTAAGTGTAACTTCAAGCATGCTGCTTGGAGTCCAATCTGTGATTTGTATGTTATCGTTTTCCACCTTTGTAAATCCTCAATTTCAATTGTTCAATTTGTTCATGACTCATTAATGATAATGCAGATTTAGCCTTTTCATTACTATATCCATAATATTCTTTTATGAGTTCGAGATTATCGACTTCATTAGCCTTAATCCATTTGGACCATCTCTTCTTCTTCCTTATTATATTTATAAAAAAATCAAACTGAAGACGATTGTCTAGGTGATGAAAACGATTCATTTCGTTAGCATATAAAATAGTATCTTGAAAATAAGAAAGACCACGATTGATAATAAATGAATTATACTCTTTCTCAGCAATATCATCTACCATGATATCTTTCTTAGATTCATTGATTGCTTTTAAATACTCAAATGGATTCATTTTCTTTTATATAAATTTTTGCTTGTTTTTCTGAGTCAAAGATTCTTTCGTATTTTACTTCGTTATCTTCAAAACGAACAACTCTCCATCTTGTAACTTCAAGATCATACATGACTGGCCACATTTGATATTTTGTTATTGATATTTCTTCTGGTTCAAGGGTTCCTTTATGGACGTTGTGAATAAATTTTTTCATTTAAACTTTACTCCTGCCATGACTTCAGTTAGACACGCAACCATATTCAATTCATGATCTGCGACAAAACTATTCTTATATTGATAATCTGCCAAGATCAAAACCAATTGTGGTATTGATTGTGGTTCTACAAACTCGTTCATATTATCGTATATCTTACGAAACATAGCTGCAGGTTCAGTGTCAATATTATCTGCAACCCATTGTCTCATCTGCTTAAAGTTTTTAATTTTAAGAGAACTCATCAGAGTATCTAAAGAGATATCCGTTGCATTTGCAAGTATTCCACTGTCGATCTTACCAAAGTTTGAATATCTTTGTAACTCATTGAGAGTTCTACGAAAGTCTGGAAAGTATTTAATAATCAGTTCAGCAAGAACAGCTGGATCTGAATTGATACTTTCAACTGCAAGTATTTGTTGTACTCTTTGCATAAACATACCAGCCAAAGCGTCTCGTTCTTTCTTTGGCATAGCAAATTCAATCACACTACATCGAGAATGTAATGGTTCTATAATACGATTTTTAAAGTTGCATGTTAATATAAACCTACAATTAGACGAAAATTCTTCAATGAATCCACGTAATGCTGGTTGAGTTGATTGTGGGTTAAGGTAATCCGCTTCGTCAAGGATGACCACTTTGTAGCCACCAGATAAGGAAACTGACGAAGCGAATTGTTTGATTTTGTTTCTTAATGTATCAATGCCTGATTCTTCTGATCCATTGATAACAATATAATCTAAATCAAGTTCGTTGCAAAGTGCACGAGCAACTGTGGTTTTACCTGTACCCGCCGTTCCAGTGAGCATCATATTTTGAAGCTCTCCACCTGCAACTATGTTTGAGAATGTTTTTCTTAAATCATTTGAGAGTATACACTCTTCGATTTTCTTTGGTCGATATTTTTCAACCCATAGGAATTCATCCATTGATTACC